GAATACAAAACCCGAACGGAAGATTATCTGCCACTGGGGGAATACTGGGAATCGCTGGGCGGGAGCTGGGGCGGACGTTTTAAAACCCGTCCTGATGGTAATCATTTCAGCCTGGAACACAACGGGGTGCGCTGATGGATCGCGTGGTGTCAGGTTGGTTATTCACCCTTGTTCTGGCATTTTTAGCCGGCTGGAAAACGGCCGGCTGGCAACGGGACAGCATCGATCTGACCGTCTCAAAAGCGGCCACTGCGACCGGGGAAAGGCTGGCTGATATTGCCGGTATTTCTGGTCGCCGGCTGGAAGACAAACTGGAGGCACTGAAAAATGCGCCACCGCGTGAAATCCGTACGGAAGTGGTTAAGCCGGTGTTTACCAATAAGTGCCTGTCTGATGATTTTGTCAGCATGTACAACGATGCCGTCACCAGTACCGAACGTACGTTATCAGGAAAACCTGAAAACTAAATGTGCCACGCAGCTGCCGCGCCTGAATGGCACGCAGGGAAAAGATGCGGCGGAATTACTGACACTATATCTGGAGTTATACGGGCAATGTGCTGCACGTCATAACACGCTGGTTGATGAAATTAATTTAAGAGAGAATATTATTTATGGAAAAAATTAATCTGGTTGTATGTAAAAAAGACATTACCTTTGAACCAAATCAGACGGCTTATAATAAATTCATCAACGAAATGGCGATGGATAATAAAGTAGCTCCAGCCCATAGTTATCTTATGCGCATTGTTGTACCAGAATGTAAAGAAGCGCTGGAAGATATTCTTAAACGTCCGGGGGCAGCGCTTCAGCTTGCAGGGAAAATTAATGAGCTTTATGCGCCCGAACTGGAAATTGAAGTAAAAAACTGACAAAGCGAGTCCGGGCAATTGAACAGAACGGACTCGAACAATATCTGATATTACGGCGTCATTATTTACCGCATGGTCAGGATTCCGTGGATGATATTTCCGCCGCTATCTGGCTGGATAATCGCCACTGGGAAAATACGCGTATAGCGGTTGCTAACGGAATAAGCACCGCGTTTAAAGGTTCAGGATGAAACAGTTAGATTTTACCTTAAGCCTGATTGATAAACTGACGCGCCCGTTAAAGCAGGTGCAGAGCAGTGTTACAGGCTTTGCTGAAAAATCGAAAGTGGCCTTTACGCAGATTGGGGGCGGTGCGCTGGCTTTAGCCGGCACAGGGATGGCCATCAAAGGGGCGTTGTCGCCGGCTATTGAGATGTATGACGCGCTGAATGACGCAGCCGCAAAAGGCATTGATGATCAGGCTTTAAAGGCCGTCCAGCGTGATGCGTTGCGGTTCAGTATGACCTACGGCGCCAGCGCGGTGGAGTTTGTCCAGTCCACGGAAAGTATTAACACCGCCATTGCCGGCCTGACCGGGAATGAACTGCCGAAGGTGACGAAAGTCGCCAACACGCTGGCGTTTGCACTGAAATCAACATCTGCCGATACCGCAGAGTTTATGGGGCAGATGTACGGCAACTTTTCCGCCGAGGCGGCACGGCTGGGTAAAGTCCAGTTTGCTGAACAACTGGCCGGAAAAATGGTGTACATGCGCAAGGTCTTCGGTACTGAAATGGGCGTCATCAAAGACCTGATGGAAGGTGCGCGCGGCGTGGGTACCAACTACGGCGTGGGGCTGGATGAACAACTGGTCGTACTGGGGCAGCTTAACCGAACGCTGGGAACGGAAGCCAGCAGCGCTTATGAAGGCTTCATGACCGGAGCCATTGAGGGCGGTAAAAAGCTGGGGCTGTCCTTTACGGATGCCACCGGCAAAATGCTGTCCATGCCTGAAATGCTGATCAAGTTACAGGGTAAGTATGGCAAAAGCCTGGAAGGGAACCTGAAAGCCCAGGCGGAGCTGGATGCGGCATTTGGTGACAGTTCAGCGGTGGTGAAACATCTTTACGGCAATGTGGCCTTACTGCAACGTAATATCACTGAGCTGGGCGGTTCTGACGGATTGAAGCGTACACAGGAGATGGCCGGGAAACTGGTGAAACCGTGGGATCGCTTTGTTCAGATCCTTAAGTCTATTCAGACCGTCATTGGGCTGACGTTGATCCCCGTCCTGTATCCGGTGCTGAATCGCCTGGCCGATATGGGGCAGACCTTTGCCCGCTGGATGCAGTTGTTTCCCAACATTGCGCGTGTTATCGGCTATGCGGCTATGGCGTTGTTGGGGTTTGCTGCTGCCGGCGCGGTAGCGAACATCGTTCTGGGCGTCTCAAAACTTATTAAGCTGGGCGCGATTGCTCTCTGGAAGACGCTGACTTCAGTCACGAAGATATACACCGCCACTGTCTGGATTGCCTCAAAAGCCGTCGCGGCATGGAACATCACGCTTAAATTCCTTCGTGGCACGCTGCTGGCCGTACGCATGGCGGCGATTATGGCCGGCATTGGTATTAATCTGATGAGCTGGCCGGTGCTGCTGGTTATCGGGGCGATAGCCCTGCTGGCTGCGGGCTGTTACCTGCTGATTAAACACTGGGATGATGTGAAAGCGGCGGTGATGAATACTGCAGCGTTTACGGCGGTGGCGGGCGTGGTGGAATGGCTTGCCGGCGTGTTCTCCGCTGCATGGCAGTGGATTAAAGACGGCTGGAACAGTTTTATTGCGCTGCTGGCCGGGTTCTCACCCTCACAGGCATTAAGCGGGATGGCCAGCGGTATTGTTTCCCTGTTTGATAACGTCTGGCAGACCATTAAAAGCGGATTTCTGAAGTCGTGGAACTGGATTGTTGAAAAACTGAATAAAATTCCGGGCGTCAATATTGACCTGTCCACAACCGTTTCGCCGGAAATAAATAAAATTACAGGTGGGGTGGTACCTTCATTAATACAGAACAACCATACTGCAAATACCAGTGAAACATTGACTGCCAATACCCTTTCAACAGGTGGAAAGTTAAAGGATGTGGATCGCGGTGGTATCAGTAAAACAATAAGCAGTAACTCTAAATCAGTGACGGATAACAGCCGTAAAATTGGTGAAGTGCATTTTCATACCAAAGAAGCACTTTCACCCTCCCAGCTAATGGAATGGCAGGAGCTTAATGCGTGAGTGAATTTCTTTATATTGACCTGCTTATTAATAATGGTGATTTCTCACTGAATGCAGGTCATGAGCCTGAATTATGCAATAACCGTAAAAGTATCGGGCAGGATATTGTGCACGCCATTATTGAAAGCGGACTGGCAACACAATTGATTGCGGAGCGAAGCCCGACGTTGAGGGCAGATATTTTTACCCAGCTTGAATTACTGGTTGAAAATGATGAACGCATAGTGCCTGGCACAGTTGAAATCAATGAAGAAAGTCAGAAACACCTTTGGGTGACTGCCAGTACATACGACTTTGGCACACTTTCTTATCAGGTGGATTTATGACGGAAAAGCCCCAGGTTGATTTTGAGGAAGTAGTGAAAACCAGCGGGATGCCGGTGACAGAAGCTGAAGTACGGGATCGCTTTAATGCTATTGCGGCTGAGGAGGGCATCATCACCAATACATCCCGCATGTCACCGTTCTGGCGCTTAATCACAGCCATTGTGACTGCACCGGTGATGTGGCTGAAAGATGTTCTGGTGTTCACGGTACTGGCCAATATGTTTGTGGCCACGGCCAGCGGGAGCATGTTGCGTCTGCTGGCCTGGGCGGTGAACGTGACGGCGAAACCCGCCAGCGCTGCACAGGGTGTGATCCGTTTCTTTAAGGAGGATACCAAAGCCGTTGTGACGGTTAAGGCCGGGACAGTTATCCAGACTGAACGCATTAACGGCAGGGTGTACGAACTGGCGACCACGGCCGATGTGGTGATCCCTTCCGGCACGGCCAGTGCCCTGCTGCCGGTGAAAGCCACCGGAGCCGGGGGAGCCTATAACCTTGCGCCAGGGTATTACCGCATTTTACCTGTGGCCGTTGACGGCATCAGTCATGTGGCCAGCGAGGAAAACTGGCTGACAGTGCCGGGTGCCGATGAAGAAAGTGATGATGAACTGCGTGAACGCTGCCGCAACCAGTTCAACCTGGTGGGCAATTACCACACGGATGCGGTTTACCGTTCAATGATTGCCGGTGTTGCCGGGCTGAGTATTGACCGGATTTTCTTTGAGCATGAAGCGCCGAGGGGACCGGGTACCGCAAATGCCTATTTATTGCTGGACAGCGGGGTGACTTCCGCGCCGTTTGTGAATGCGGTGAATGATTACATCAACACGCAGGGGCATCACGGCCACGGTGACGATATGCAGTGTTACGCCATGCCGGAAACTCGCCACGATCTGGCGGTGACGGTGTACGTCAGAAATCTGGCCAACCTGACAGACGACGAACGTAACAGCCTGAAGGCCGGGATTGAAAACATGATCCGCTGTGCTTTTCGTGAAAACGCTGATTTTGACGTCAGAAAGACGTGGCCATATTCGCGGTTCTCGTTTTCTCAGCTGGGACGGGAGATCCACAAAACCTTTGCGCTGGCGGATTCGCTGTCCTTTTCACTGGGTGACATTACCAGTGAGCTGAATGTGCCGCGCCTGAAGTCACTGGTAGTGAGTCTTGAGAATGAATGAGTTCATGAAAAAGCTGGCCGGGATGGTGCTGCCTTCCTGGATGAATCAGGGGGAGCCGAACAAGCTGCTGAAAACAGCCCGGCGATTCTGGGCGGAGGTTTACGGCTGGATAACCTGGCCACTGAACCAGTTTGATCCGCTGACCTGCACACCGGCATTACTGAACCTGCTGGCGTATGACCGGGACATAACCCGCTTTGATGGTGAGCCATTGAGTCTGTTCCGCAAACGGGTGGCGTTTGCCTTCGTGAATGCGCGTGATGCCGGTTCCGTTGAGGGATTTATCAACATCTTTGAACGGCTGGGCATTGGATATGTGGAGCTGCGGGAGCGTCAGCCGGGTATTGACTGGGATGTGCTCCTGGTACGTGTGACAGACAGCCAGATAGCGGACAACACGCAGCTGCTTATCCAGATAATCCGGCAGTACGGGCGAACATGCCGTCGTTATCAGTTTGAGGTGATCACATCGGAAAAAATGGTTATCAGAGCCGGATGGGATCAGGGGGAATATGTGGTTTATCCGGCTTCGTTAGCAGGGACGGAAACCCGAAGCGCGACATTCAGCGCAGGTTTGTAAGGAGTTTTTATGTCACAGACAGCTATCACGCTGGCATTTGAGCACTGGAAAGCGCAGCAGGGTGCAACCGGCGAGCCGGTGTTACTGGATGAATTTGTGTTTGCAAATGTGCCAGGACTGAACCCGGATACACCCGTTGACCGGAATGAAGCACTGCCACCTGTGGAGCAGATTGTGCACCGGCAGCCTGTTACCCGCACTGGCGTGGTGAATGAAAACGGCGTGGTGTATTCCACCGTTCTGGGCGCGGATGTGGGCGACTTCAGTTTTAACTGGATCGGTCTGCTGAATAAGGCCAGTGGCACCCTGGCCATGATTGTTCATGCGCCTGTGCAGCAGAAGCTGAAAACAGCGGAAGGGCAACAGGGGAACGTGCTTACCCGCTCGTTTCTGATGGAGTACAACGGCGCACAGACTGAAACCGGGATTAATACACCGGCTGAGACCTGGCAGATTGATTTCACGGCGCGAATGGCCGGAATGGATGAACGTCAGCGCCTGGAAAACACGGATATTTACGGGGCTGCGGCATTCTTTGGCGATGGCTGGCTGGTCAGTAAAACGGGCAATCAGTTCTTTGTGACCAAAGGTACCGGCTATGTGGCAGGACTGCGTACGTCACTGGCTGACAATCAGAATATCACCGTGACGACAAAACCGGTCAAAGTCTGGCTGGATGTGTGCTGGACAGGATCGCTTACCAGTATGTGGAATGCTCAGTGCAAAATCACCGTGGCGGAAAACCTGACGGATTACGTGCAGAACGGCGTACAGCATTATGTGTTTGCCGTGGCCAGCATTGATGTGAATGGCAATATCACGGATTTACGGCCCAAAGGGACGCTGAACGAACAACAGGCCAGCGATGCGCTTAAAAAGCATGAGCAGTCCCGAAATCATCCTGATGCCACGACCAGCGCGAAGGGATTCACCCAGTTAAGCAGCGCGACAGACAGCACTAGTGAAGGACAGGCCGCTACACCGAAAGCAGTCAAAATCGCGATGGATAATGCCAATGCGCGTCTTGCTAAAGAGCGGAATGGTGGGGATATCCTTAACCCTGCATTATTCAGGCAAAACATAGGTATTTACGATGCTTCTACCTCACAAAAGGGGCTGGTTCGT